TCAGAGATCCACGAGATACTTTAGCAACTTTGCCTTGGGTGACCAAGAAATACGCCTTTTGCTCTAAGAAAGTGTACATGTCTCTATTGAAATCGAAGGCGTTGTCTTTGATATATGAATACCCAGGTTGTCCCATTGTATACAAATATGGGAAGAAAATTTTTGATATATTATCCGACTATGAGGTCATGCTAGTGCGAGAGGATCAATATCAATATGAGAGAATGAAGGAAGCTCAAGATGCTTATGTCCAGAATAAGATGCCTTACAAAGAAGTCGGTCCAAGAACCCGAATTCTTATGGAAAAAGTATTTAAAATTCCCGTCTCGGAACAATTATTGATAGAATCTCAAATAGACGAAATGACTATCGACAATTTTAATATTCCAGCAGCCTCTAATATTATGCCTGCTGTCTGGAAGTCAAATTACGACAACTATGTGAAAGAATGGAAACATTCTACGATGTCTGCAATATGTAGACCGATCTTTCCTAATCATCCGGAATTGGTGGGTGAAGGATTAATCTCAATGAAGAAAGGGAAAATGCTTTCGAATAAATTGATAGATAAATCCACCTATTACTCCAATCGGATTAATAAAGATCCAAAGTTGTATGATAATTACGTTGATAGATATAATACGTCTAAACAACTGCATAAAGATAATATGCAGCCACTGGGGCAGGCTCGGAATATATATTAATTTCAAACCCCAATATATATCACTTATAAAATGAATACCGTATTAACTAAAAATGAGTATTATGTCAAAAACAAGCAAGCTTTTACAGGTTTGTCTGCACTGGAGAAGAAGAAACGATATCAAGCTTATTTGGCGAGAAAATCAGCAATGATGCGATCACCAACTAAGAATCAAATATACGCCTTACCACGTGGACAAACACGCACAACACTTGTTCGTCAAGGCAATAATATCAATAAAATTAAAAATAAAAATCAAGGTCCACAGTCTCGACCGTCACCAACTAAGCTTACAATATCCGAATGTACATTAACATATGCACAAGCTTGTATAGATCCTTTTGATGTTACCATCAAGGACGCATGCATACCGGATAATTTGTGTGCACCATCGTGTAAATATAGAACCAAAGTCGAAGGAACCATGACCATTGGAACCCAAGGCGTTGGATATGTAGTTTTAAATCCATGGGCTATGGCAGTGAATAACACATCAGGAACTTTTGATGCAGCAGTTATTGCCACAAATGCCACGTATGATGAACTGACATACACCAATGACTTAATCGACGTTGGTACGAAAACACAAGCTTACAGCTCGAACTCACCATTCCAAATAGGAAGTTTCAATGAATCAGAAACAATGAGAGTGGTAGGAGCTGGAATCGAGATTGAATACATTGGACAACTTCTAAATCAATCTGGAGCTATTACCGTCTTTCAAAATGACGGATTATCAGATTTGCCAAATAACATGAATCCATCTACGATACGTAGAAATAATAGAGCTCGCACTTGTGCCAACTCTAAGGATAATCGATGTTATATTACCTATAATTCCACTTCACAACAATACAATTCTTATGAACACTTATCCACTTATTTACCTGGATTAGGATTGTATCCGTTAGATAGGAATTATCCTTTAATCATAATAGTCTCTGGAGCAACACCTGGAATTACCTTTAATTTCACAGCAGTTGCTCATTTAGAAGCTCAAATCGGCATAGGAACAATTACACCTTCAGAAGCCGATCCTATCGGATATCCCGCATTTCAACAAGCCAGATCGGTCTTAGTACCCACACCAGACCCACGTAGTGATCTAGGCACAGTAATTAGACAAACGTTGCGGAATATTGCGTCCTCCATATCAGGTATGGGAGGAAGTATAGGAACAGCATTAGGAACAGTTTTCGGGCAGCCCGTAGTTGGCGGAGCTCTCGGAAGTGCTGCAGGATCCCTTTTATCCTCTTTGTTAGGGAACTAAGAAAT